CGGGGACCGAACATGGCGAACCCAGGTGGTTCCTTGGTTCTCACTTGATGAGCAAGTGCATATCCGTCTTTGAGCACAGGTGGAATAGGAGTAACATACCTATCCCAGACTTCACGCCAAAGATGCGGGAAGTCAATGTCGAGGTTGATTTTTCCTAACTGCCAGGAAACAGCATCACGCTCGATAGCCAATTGCTTCTCGATGCTGATACCGTACCTCCGGGCAAAAAGTTCCCTCGTCGCTGGTGTGGGTTCTTGTCGCGGGGCAGGCTTAGTCCCGACATCCAGAAGTCTATCACGCATCCAAATGTTGGTATTCCTGCTCCAAGCGACCCACCTCACATCAGCTCCTTTAGTCAACTCGATTATCCTGTGGGCGACTGCGCTGATGATTGGACAACCGGGGGCTTGGTAGGCCCACGATAATGCCTTAGATCTCAAAAGCGCTAGCTTTTTGCTGTATTTTGACTGTACGTATTTAGCTGAAGTCCACCCCATGTCTGCAAGTGCGATGTAGGGATCGTACATTTGCTGTTCACTCTCGGGTTCAAAAACCATCCCGCAGAATGACGCAAGACCAATGTCCGTTGCAGTTTCAAGCTTAACTGTGAAGCCAAGCTCTTCGAACATTTTAGTGTCTGGGACCTTACCTGATGTGTATCTGAAGAGACCGTCATCTCCTTCAAACACACCATGTAGCTCTCCTAGGCCCTGCTCTTCGCCAATGAAACGCATCAGGATCCAGTTCGTAAAACCGTTTCCCAATGACGTGCATTGGTCTCCGCTGCAGCGCCCCGCCGGAGTCTTAACGCGTACTCGTTTGCTGTCCAAGTGTTGTATTCCTGTCAATGTTTCCTGGATTGCTGCAAACCATTCAGGTCCGTCTGGAAGGTTCTTAGTCATATATTGGTAGAGTTGCATCTCAACAGCATCCATAATCTCTTTGCTGAAGGATGATTCGAACGACGTAAAATCTGTAAAAATGTATGTAGCGCCGTCCGCACAGACTACTTTCTTAATGTGAGCTGACCTGCCTGCCAGTTTAATTTTCTTGATGAAAGCATCGTGCTTAAACACTTCTTTCTCGATCAATCTAAAAATAGGCCCTGAGAAAACCTTAAAATAATCGTCACGTGGATTGATCGTCCTGAAATGTTTGAACTCATTATATGGCTCGTCTTTAATGAAAGACTTGCACCTCTTGTGTTCCTTCCAATTTGCAGTCTCCCCAGACTCCCAAAGGAGTTTGAGGTGCGTTTTCCTTTCAACTGTGTAGTTCGTATTATCCAGCCACGTCTGAACCGAGACATCACTGTCCGGTGAGAGCGGCACGAATTCC